TATACATAAAAGGAATTTTAAAGATATCCCTAATATGTTCCATCAACTTACTAAGCTAACATGATTTATATTATGTTATAACTGCAGAATCTTATTAGATATAATTACTATAAGAACGCCTCCCAGTAACACGCAGAAAATTTTACAAAAAAATTAGAAAAAATAAACTAAAGAATTAAGTCTTTTAGTTGTTTGAGATGTATTATTGGTTCAACGGAATCTTTCAAGTCATGGCTAGCCGCACAAAAAACTCTTTTAAAGCCAAGTTTTGAGGCCTCCTTAATTCGAGCCTCAGTTTGGGCAACTTTCCTGACCTCCCCGGAAAGCCCTACTTCTCCAAAAAAAATACTTTTTGCTGGTAGGGATTTATTAGCAGCAGCAGAAATAAGAGCAGCAACTACTGCTAAATCCGCTGCCGGATCAGTTATTTTTAAGCCACCGGCAACACTTAAATATACTTCATGAGAAGATAAATTCAAACCGAATCTTACTCCAAGTACGGCTATTATCATGGATAATCTATTTACATCCCATCCTACTACAGATCTTCTAGGTGTTGGCATAGTAGTAGGACAAGTTAGCGCTTGAATTTCAATAAGCAACGGCCTTGAGCCTTGTGTGCCAGCAAATACAGCAGTACCACTAACATTATTTTCCCGCTCCATTAAAAATAATTCAGAAGGATTGGTAATTTCAAGCAATCCAGCTGATGTCATTTCAAAAACCCCTATTTCATTAACACCGCCAAAGCGATTCTTTATTGAACGAAGGATTCTGAAATGATTATTATGGTCACCTTCAAAATACAGGACAGTATCTACCATATGTTCAAGGACCTTTGGTCCGGCAAGTTGGCCATCTTTGTTTACATGACAGGCAAGAAGTACTGTAATATTATTTTGCTTAGCGTAATTAATGAGCACATGCGCTGAGGCTCTTATCTGAGAAACTGTTCCAGGAGCTGACGATAATTCAGTGGTAGATACAGTTTGTATAGAATCAATCACTACTAAATCCAGTTTATCTTTGTATTTATCGATAGTGGAAATTATGTCTTCTACATTAGTTGCAGCAAGTAAACCTGTTTTGTTGTTAGTAATTCCAACTCTTTTAGCTCTCAGTTTAATCTGATTAGTTGATTCCTCACCTGTTATATAAAGGCAGCCAACATCATTCTGAGCGAGCTTTGAACAGAGTTGCAATAAAAGAGTTGATTTACCAATTCCCGGATCACCCCCAATCAGAATAGCAGATCCACTAACTAATCCACCACCAAGAACTCTATTTAATTCTTCAATAGGTGTTTTAACCCTCATGGTTTCAACTACTGCATCGCTTAAAAAATCTAATTCCTGCGCCGTGCCAGTTTTGGGAACAATAATTTTACTACTGGAAGCAAGCTCCTCGGTAATTGATCCCCACTGACCACAATCAGGACATTGACCTAGCCATTTATTAGAAACGCTACCGCAGTTATTACAGGAAAAAACTTTTTTAATTTTGCTCATATCTTACTATTATTAACCTGCTGTTACCGTAAACTTTTTCCTTAAGCAGATGCAAGTTTGGAAATTTTTCTAAAACCAGTTTAGCAGCTTTTTCCATTTCCATGGCAATAATTGCATTATTCTCTAACCAATTATTCTTAATTAGGCAGGTTAGGGTTTTTACGCATAAGTTATTATAGTAAGGAGGATCAATGAAAACAATATTATATTGCCTATTAGATTTCGGCAGAGAAGAAGCATCAGCTAATTGACAATAGATATTATTTTTCTCCCCTATTTTATCAGCAAACTTTTTAATCAGCTTGAGATGTTCAAGATTATTATCAATTAAGGTCGCATTTTTGGCCCCTCGAGACAACGCTTCAAAGGATAATATTCCTGTACCAGCAAATAAATCCAATGTTTGAGCATTATCTAGCGGTTTAGAATTAAAAAATTCGCCAGAGACTATTATGCTAAATAGCGCTTCTCGAAGTTTGGCAGTAGTAGGTCTATATTCTGAGGCCTTGGACGTTGGGATTATTCTGTTCTTGTGTTTCCCAGAAATTATTTTCATCTTACGTTATTATTACAATTAAGAACGCTGATTAATTAAGGATTTTGGAAGAATTGGTTGCGGGGGCTGGATTTGAACCAACGACCTTCAGGTTATGAGCCTGACGAGCTACCAGACTGCTCCACCCCGCGGCAAATATTTTGAAAAACTTAATTCTGACTAAAAAAATTATATTTTTTGTAAGCTTCACCAGAATAATTCAGGTTTGAGCAGTTATAATCGTCCTAAGCATCTGCGAATGATATATTATTTCTAAGCAAGATGCAAGTAACAATTTATAAATATTAAGTAATTTAATAATACTGCTAGTGAGACTTTCTATGAAGCATCATCGCATCACCATAACTAAAAAAGCGCATTTTATTATCTATAGCATATTTATAAAGGTTTTTCACCTCCCCCACCCCAGAAAACGCACAAACTAGCATCAATAAAGTTGATTTTGGTAAATGGAAATTGGTAATTAAGCTGTCTACTATCTGAAATTTGTAACCCGGAGTTATGAATATATCAGTTTCTTTAGCTCCGTGATATAATTTCCCATTTCGACTGAAAGATTCCAGACTCCTAAGCGCAGTTGTACCAACTGATATGATCCTTCTGTTTTCGGATTTAGCTTTGTTAATAGTTTCTGCTACTAGCGGGCTAATATACGAATATTCAGAATGCATTTTATGAGTGTAAATGTTTTCAGTTTTTACTGGTAAAAATGTGCCTGCACCAACATGTAAAGTTATAAATTGAATCGTGACGTTTTTTGCCTTGATTTGCTCAAGTAATTCCAGAGTAAAATGCAAACCGGCTGTAGGGGCTGCTACAGAACCTTTTTCACGGCTATAAACAGTTTGATATCTCTGTACATCTAGTTCATTTTTTGGCGGCCTTTTTATATATAATGGCAGAGGTACTTGGCCGTATTGATCCAGAAAAGTAAAAACCTCAATATCCCTTAGCACAAAATTTACTTCTATCTCACCAAATTCAAACTTATCAGTAATAACTAATTTATGATTACCGAAAAAGAACTCATCCCCTATAATGAGCTTTCGAGCAGGTTTAGCAAAAGCTCGCCACGAATTTTGGGTTAATGATGGCTTATTTAAGTTAATATTAATTTTCGTACCAGATTTTTCTAAAGTTATCTTAGAGTTAATTACCCTACTATCGTTGAAAACCATAACATCACCCGGATTTAAATAATCAATTATATTAGCAAACTTCACTATTTTATTGTTATCAAAGGGCAAAATTAAATTGGATTGATCACGCTGCTCTACTGGTTCGTAAGCTATTAATTCAGAAGGAAGATTAAAATCAAAATCAGAAAGCTTCATTTATCAACTCTAAATACAAAATTCTCTAGTTCTTTAGTAAAACCTTCGAAAGGACATAATTTATAAGATTTATTAATATTAGTAACTCTATTTATTAAATTTTCGTAAGTTAAACTAATAATTTAGCAGTGTCAAATAATACTGAAGGTATAAAATTCGCAGTTAGTGTTCATTAAGACAAAGCACAAGTTTCCCAAAATTAAATCTATTTTTATAAATTTATGCTGGCTAATTGATTTTTTTAGTATATAAAAAGGTTTAATTTATCAGATATAAGGATATTTGGACATTATCTAAAATAATAAAATTAATTAAGATAAAAAATATCTAACATGGTAGAATTATTCTCTTTTTTCGTAGAAAATTTATTATCCCCTCCTATATTATTTTTTTTACTAGGTATTATCTCGGGAGTTTTGAAATCAAATCTGGAAATTCCAGAACAAATTAGTAAATATCTAGCTATATACCTAATGATTGCAATAGGTTTTAAAGGAGGCGTTGTTATTTCAGAAACTACTAACGTTGATAGTAAGGCCATTTTAACTATTCTTGCTGGCATAATAGCAGGTTTTATACAACCATTTATTGGTTATTTTTTCTTAAAACATACCACTAGAATAGATAAATTAACTGCAGCGGCGCTTGCTGCTCATTATGGCTCTGTTAGTCTAGTAACATTTGTAACAGCAATTAATTTTTTAGAATTAAATTCTATAATTTATTCCGGATATATCATTTCCGTACTCTCTTTAATGGAAGCTCCCGCAATTTTAAGTGGTATACTAATAGCTTATACATCAAAGCAAAAAAATCTAGGTAACCAGAATCAATTGAAGCCTTTCCTTCTAAAGGAAGTATTTACCAATGGATCAATATTATTGTTATTAGGTTCATTTTTTATAGGATGGGTATCAGGAACTCAAGGAATGCAGAAAATGGATGGCTTTGTAATCAGCCCTTTTCAAGGTATCTTGTCACTTTTCCTATTAGATATGGGATTGCTAATTACAAAGCACTTAGCCGAACTAAAAGAGTTTACCTTAAAACTAGCTCTTTTTGGCATATATATGCCTTTAATAGGTTCAGTAATAGGAATATCTTTAAGTATTCTTATAGGACTGGACCTAGGAACAGGATTTTTATTTACAGTGTTAATTTCTAGTGCTTCTTATATTGTGGTAACTGCTGCAATGCGTACCTCTTTACCAGAAGCTAGAGCCGCCATTTATATACCAATGACTCTAGCTGTTACTTTTCCATTTAATATTACTTTAGGAATACCATTTTATTTTACTCTAGCCCAGAAATTCCTGGCCGAATAAGTAGCTTAAGGCTACTTCTCTTCATGTAAAAAAGAAAAATCTTGACTCGAATCGCCTCTCTCTATAAGCAATTAGAAATAAATTCGTGGGACATTAAGCTTAGCTAACGCACATACAGGAAACACTGTTACGTGGAGTTTTAGATACCGCTTGTAGAACGAGGGCGGGTTATATCCACATAATAAGTGGCGAAAATTGGATTTAATAAAGCTTTTTTATGAATATACTAAATCCAATAAATATAGAGCTATGCCTACTTAATATTTTTTATCAGCTCTTTAACAGCATTAACTGAAGATGTAAAATTTGTTTTCTCTTCTTTAGTTAACTCAATTTCAACAACTTTTTCTACCCCGTTCTTCCCAATAACTACCGGTACTCCTACGTAAATACCCTTTTCCCCATACTCACCGTTTAAATATGCTGCACAAGGCATAACTTTGCGTTTGTCATGCAAGTAGCTCTTAGCCATTTCAATTGCTGATACCGCAGGAGCATAATAAGCAGAACCAGTTTCAAGTAACGCTACTATTTCACCGCCACCATTTTTAGTCCGCTCTACTATTGCATCAATTTTTTCTTTCGTACTCCAACCCATTCTAATTAGATCAGGGACTGGAATACCAGCTACGGTTGAGTATCTAACTAGGGGAACCATAGAATCTCCGTGACCGCCAAGCACAAAACTAGTTACGTTCTCAACAGATACTTTGAACTCTTCTGCCAGAAAATAATTAAACCTAGCTGAATCAAGCACACCAGCCATCCCCACAACTTTATTTGCAGGCAATCCACTTTCTTTCTGCAAAACATATACCATAGCATCAAGTGGATTAGTAATGACAATTACAAATGCATCACGGGCATACTGCTTTATACCTTGTGCTACTTCTTTCATAACATTTGCATTGGTAGCAACTAAATCATCCCGACTCATGCCTGGCTTCCTAGGTATACCAGCTGTAATAATTACCACATCTGAGCCTTGTATATCTGCATAACTCCCAGTTCCTTTTAAACTGATATCTGAGCCGTCTAAAGTCTTACTTTGAGCAATATCAAGAGCTTTGCCTTTAGCTCTACCATCTGCCACATCAAATAGAACTACATCTCCTAGTGCGTTATAAGCAGAAATATGGGCTAAAGTACCACCGATATTACCACCGCCTATTAAAGATATTTTTGGTCGTTTATGCATAAAACCCTCCTATGTGAATAATTTTTGTTAAGAGTTCATCGAATTAAAGAACTCATTATTAGTTTTCGTTTCTTTAAACTTACTAAGCAAAAACTCCATCGCATCAACAGTGCCCATGGGGTTAATAATACGGCGTAAAACCCACATTTTCGAAAGTATTGCTCTATCAACAAGTAATTCTTCCTTTCTAGTACCAGATTTGGTGATATCAATGGCTGGATAGATTCTCTTATCTGCAACTTTACGGTCAAGAACGATTTCAGAATTACCAGTACCTTTAAATTCTTCAAATATTACCTCATCCATTCTCGAACCAGTTTCAATTAATGCGGTGGCAATAATAGTTAACGAACCGCCATTCTCTATATTACGTGCAGCACCGAAAAACCTTTTAGGTCTTTGTAGGGCGTTTGCATCTACCCCTCCAGTTAGAACCTTTCCTGACGATGGCACCACAGTATTATAGGCTCTTGCTAATCTAGTTATTGAATCTAATAATATCACAACATCTTTCTTATGTTCAACTAATCGTTTTGCTTTCTCAATGACCATTTCAGCCAATTGCACGTGTCTTGCTGCCGGTTCATCGAAGGTAGAACTAACTACTTCACCTTTAACAGAGCGTTGCATATCTGTTACTTCCTCTGGTCGCTCATCTATAAGAAGAACCATCAAATATACTTCTGGGTGATTAGTAGTAATTGCATGGGCAATGTTTTGTAGCAGAACAGTTTTTCCGGTTCTCGGCGGTGCGACTATTAAGGCTCTTTGTCCCTTACCCATAGGGGCCACAAGCTCTATTGTTCTTGTACTAAAATCCTTATTTTCATTATCCATCTCAAGGAGTAATTTTTCATCAGGATATAAAGGTGTTAGATTATCAAAATGAACTCGATGGTAAGCGTTTTCATTATCTTCAAAATTAACTTTACTTAGTTTAAGCAAGGCAAAGTATCTTTCTCCAGCTTTAGGCGCTCTAATCTGACCTTCTACAGTATCACCCTTTTTTAAACCAAACCGCCGTATTTGATTAGGCGAAACATAAATATCATCAGGCCCCGCTAAGTAATTAGCATCTGGTGATCTTAAAAAACCAAATCCATCAGGCAGTACTTCTAGAACCCCTTCACCGGAAATATGGCCACCTT